TTATTGTTTACGATTTATGCCGGTGTGCGTGTGATCACAAGCTGTGAAGCATCGCTAGAGCTGTACAGGGCAACGAAATCCATTGCTACTGTTACAGCACCTTCACCAGATACATCCGGCTGTCCTGAGTTGTATTTCACGTTAGGGATGTCGATCTGAATGTCATTCCCTGCTGTATCAGTCAGCGTACAAACGATTTCAGATGAAGTCTCGTTGATGAACTTCTCATACAGCGTTTTGCTATCGAAATAAGTGGTCAGTGTGCCAGTGACACGAGACTTCCCGATAGACGGACGATTAGTTGTGTCTGCGCCGACTGAGAATAATGGCTCCAGTCCGTTTTCGATAGTGAACTCAAGGCTAGTGACTGTGGCGATTGATGATCCACCCTCAGTAATCGAGCCAGTGAACGAATCGAACGGAGTATTCCCTACGTCAGCAGAGTAGGTTGAAGATGCAACTTCTGCTGTCGCTAGCGACAAATCCTTGCCAATTACAGAGAAAGTCGCTGTAACCATTGAGTTTGGCGCAATAGAGATTGCCATTGAGTTGAACTCAACACCTTCATAACGGTGAAACTCAGGAGTTGCCAGATCAGCAAACTTACGCTCTAGCGTAAATGAGCGACGAGTCGTCCCTGATTTCAGTACGTTAGTTGTCCATGCTCCACACATGACAGCTTCTAAGATGTCATCGAATGCACCATATTCCATCTCAGAAGTCACATCGCCGCCAATCGACTTATTTCCATGACGGAAATCTTCAATCTGGCGATCACCACGCAGTTTTTCAGACTCGATTGCATCTTTAGTCAGAGCCAGAGTCGTCGCGTTGTGTGGTAGCGGAGTCCAAGTAGGAGTTGCGGGAGTTGTCCCATAGGTACTCTCTGCGATGTAATGCAGTGAGTGTTGTGCGCCGTTTGCGATAGCCATTTTGCCTTACCTCGCGTCAGTATACGTTTGAAAATTAACAGAGACAGGTATGAAATGATACGAGCCATCTGTAATCGCCTGTGCAATCGAAACTGACCGCACTCGCAGATTTACCCCATTATAAGACAAAACCGTGCCACGCTTGAAATGATCTGCGACAGCATCAGGAACCGTTGATCGACCCGACCCTGCCGGATAGACCACATCAATCTGATAGATTCCGTTAGTCTCATCTTTCCCGTTAGTCCCAAGCCCTACTTGGATAGTATCTTGAGGGATAAAATTTGGTGATAGAAATGTATTGCTTCCACTAGGCTCATACGGAACATTGGGCCACGCAACATCATAACCGCCTGTCAGTGTATTCAGACGATTATCAAGTGCGGCCTGTATGTCGTTGAAATATGTAGACATTTAGAACTTTCCGCGCTGTTGAGCAAAATACAATTCTACCAGATTGAAGTTCTTTCTAAGCATACCTTGCGGTGCTTGTCTGGAGAAGCCGTTAATCGTCTTGCCGGTGGGATTCTTCGGTGGGTTTGGATACCGGCCAAACTCAACCACTGGCGCATAAACGAGGTTATTGAAGAAGTAGAAACTTTGACCGCGCTTCAAGCGTTTCAGTGCCGCCCGTACGCGATTCATTGAGTTCTTGCCACTAGGATCAGTTGCCTTAGTCGTACGAACGCCGAATGCTCGATTGCTAGCATACCAGTTATTCTTGAGCCTTCCTGTATCTACCGGAGTCTCATTGATAACTTCTTTGCACATACGAAGGATCGTATTCTTAACGGCTCTATCTGTGACTTGCAGAGCCTTGGTTTTGGCTATTGCCATATCACTGCTGAAGCTACTCATTTCCGCACCTGAAGATTGCAAGCGACGATAGTGCTTGATGGCTGGATGTTTGCCACCGCAATAATTCGATAAGTCTCGCTATCAATCGAGACAGTATCGTTAATCTTGTATTCATGCCCTTCGGCAAGAACACGGCGATCACCAACTTCAATTCGAGAGTCAGCAAGTTCCGCATCCGTGTACTCAAATACACACGCATACTTCTGGTACGTTGCAGATGAATCCGATGTCGTCCCTGTGTTTGGATCATACGAACCCTTTGTCGTACGGGTGAAGGTTAATTGCCGTCCAAAATTCTGGAGCAATGTACCCGCACTCGACTGAAGGGCCGTATAGTTGAACGTCATATCCTAAACACCTGAAATGCCGGTTGAACGATACGATTCAGTGCATACTGGAGTGCTGGAGTGATTGTGCGGTTTTCGCTGTTGTCTGCGTACTGCACTTCGATGTCTCCAACACGCTCACGCAACGTCTTGCGCGATTGTACTTCCAGCTCGCTGTATCCAGCGGCCTCAACGACAGTCGCTTCGTACACGGCGATTTTGACTTCCTTCGGAATCTCTGTCGCATCAGCGTAGTAACCGTCGATAAGGGCTTCCGTACGAGGCCACTGAAGCGGTTGATTCTCGTTTGCCTTATTGCCGATGAAGTAGAGTCGCTCAATATAGTCCATAGCGCGGAGTATCTGAGCTTCCAGTACATTATCATCGGCGTTATAACTAATATCCCGACTATCTGCCCAAGCCTTAAACTCAGCCAGAGTGACGTACGAGTTAGCACCTGTGACAACCGATCCATCCTCAATGACCAAAGCCATGACTTACGCCTCTCTATATCCACCGGACTTATATGCTTCAACCATTGATGGGTGAACCATCGCTTCCTTGCCATCGTCTCGAACCATTTTGGTGAGCGTTGGCGCATCTGATTTTGGAGCCGCTTTCTTAACCGCTGGCTTTTTAGCGGGTGCTTTCTTGGTAGTCGTCTTTGATTCTGCCATTTTATGAATCCTCATTAGAAACGGGGGCCGAAGCCCCCGCTAGGATCGACATTAGCCGACCAGTGTAGCGATGAAGTCAGACTTCCACGCTTTGACACCCCAAGATGCCGCAACTTCGATCATGGTCTTACGATAGCCCTTGTAAACACGGACCTCGAATACCAATCCTGAAACTGGATCTTGAACAGTCATAGCGTCGTCTGCCATGTCGCCACCTTGTGGTACTGCTGGCGCACGAACCGCTAATTCCAAAGCACGGCGATGGAATGCGATGTTCGCTGTGTAGTTGTTGCCGACAGTGATTGCATCGTTGTCAGCTTCAGCCGCTACCAGACCAGTTCCACCGATAGTGAATGAACCGCCAGCAAGAGCTGTGTTGACAACATACTTGTCAGAAGTACCTGCGAAGGTAACGATGTCACCTGCAAGGATAGTTCCTGTACCAGTATCAGTTGCGATTACTGTGTCACCGATAGCTGAAGAAGCATCGTTCAACAAGTAGCCAGTACCAGTACCCTTGGTGTGAATGCCGACTTGAGCCGACTCACGGATACCAAGACCCTGAAGATCAAGCAAGATGCCCTGACGCAGAAGATCAGTACCACCGGCAGTGTTAGCCTGTTGTAACTGAGCGAGCTGACGCAAGTTAGTTCCTGCAAGAGTGTTGAGGACCAAAGACACCTGACCGTCGTTCTGTGGCATACCGTTATCTACCAGAATTTGGCGGATTTCAGCAATCTCAGAGAAGTTAGAGCCGAATGGTGTAGTACCTGCTGTACCGAACGCACGAGAGGAGTTCGTGTAGGCTTCTTCCCACAAGTCTTGCTCCATTTCGTTAGTCAGAGTACGCATTGCCTGAGCAATCTGGTCACCGTACACAGTCTCGAATCCGATACCGTTGTTCAGATGGAGTACATCTTCACCAGTGTAAGGAATCTGAACCGCACGAGCGTTTGAGATTGTCAGTGTCTTGTTATCAACAGTCTGATCTGTTCCTTCTGGAATAGTCATAGACTCTGATACGTCCACTGCTGATGCTTCACGAGTGAAAGAAGCACGAACTACGTCGCCCTTCGCCGCCCGCTCAGAACCGTCAGCGTTGATAGTGGAAGCAGGAATGAAGCCTACTAGCTCCCGTCCTACTACGTCGGCGGCTTTGTAGATGTCTGCCGCTAGATCAGTTAATACGTTAGCCATGTGGCTTCTCCTTTAATCGTCATAGACTTTGCCGCCTTCTTTGAAGAACTTTGCACGATCAGCGTGTTTCATATCCTCAAAATCAGAGCGACTAATTTCTCTATTGCCCACATCAGCCCCGCCTTGTGAACGAGTGGCCCCGCCACCGCTTGCTTGGATACCATCAACTAGGAATGGATAATCATTCCGCACATTTGATACCAAGTCCTCAAGAGTGCTGACAGTCAGTTGACCTGAGTCATCAGTCACCCTTAATTCTCCATCCATAAGCGTAAGTCTCTGACTTAGCTTTTCTTCTAACAATTTTGCCTTGGATACGTCTTTTGTCAACGATCCAGCGATTTTAGTTGCCTCAGACGATATTTTCTGTCTGACGACCTGTTGATTCATTTCTTCGATTTTTTGCCGTAAAGCATTGGCTTCTTGCTTTTGGCTTTCGTAGAGTTCTTGGTACTGCCCGTTTTCTTGAGCATACCTCTCTTTTTCAGCTCTGGCCTTGGCATCTAGCTCATCCTTTGCTCGTTGTGCGGCTTTTTTCTCAGCCAGCAATTCATCGTTTTTTGCCTTCAGTCCTTGGACTTCCTCAGCAATCCTTTCTTCGAGGCTCTTATCCAGAGTCTCCTTGAACTTTTCAGAAAGTTGCTTCTTAACTTCCTCATCAAGCTCGACTTCATTTAAAAATTCCATGCTTCACCTCTAGCTTCGCACGTTGAGCCTCTGGCTCCAGTTACAATTTTACCCTATTAAATACTTCGGGTTCGACTTTTCTTAACTCATTGAGCGTCAAAGTTTTCCCTGACTCATCAACGAACTTAGAAATGGGTAGTTTTCCTCTGCGGAATAGTAGTCCACGAGTTTTGCCTAATACTTCATCCTGAAACGCCGCAGGTTGCCTTGTCAGCCACGATTGATAGTTTGTCTGTGCATTGACCTTCGTTTTACCATTCGCACCCTCTGCGGTCCGTCTGGGCTGTTTGGTCTGCCTACTTTCAAACTGCGGTTTCAGCTTTGGTGTAATGGTTGATCGGCAAGAGAAATGCGCTGGCGGTTTGGGCGATAAAACAGGATCATTCGTAAATGGATAGACAGTGCCATCCCGACTCGCGCAGATTAACGACGTACGAGAGTCCAAGACAGATACCCATTCATAGCCATCGAAGAAGTTTGGGTTGAGCCGCATTGCCACATCTCGTGCTTGGACCGATGTGTAGTTTGTAATCGTCTTAATCAGGACTCCGGCTTGCTTCTTATGCAGGGGATTGATGGTCTGCATTCTGCCGATGATCTGCTGATTATTTTCTCGCAACGTAATCCCATCCCGAATCGATTGGACCGTCTGAGCAATTTTCTTCTGCCGGAATCTGGATACCAGTGATCGTATTGTCAGTCCAGCAACAGGTAAAATCCCTGCAAAAACAGCAAGTTGCGTCTCAATCCTCGACGGAGTATCTAGTTCGCCAAGGAAGTTGGACAGCATAGCAGTGGCCCAATCTGTCTCTTGGTTAGCTAAATCATCGACATCATCGAGTATCTTTTCTTCGAGCTG